AAATTGTCAAGAATTCATATAAATTAGATAAAAATATAATTATTACAGGGCCAAATGCCTCCGGAAAAACAACTTTATTAAAATCAACATTATTTAACATCATATTATGTCAACAAATAGGATGTGGTTTTTTTGATGGCGCTTCAGTCAAAGTATATGACTATATTCATTGTTATATTAACATTCCAGATACAGGAGGACGGGATAGTTTATATCAAGCTGAAGCGCGACAATGTAAAAATATTTTACAACTTATTGAGAATAATAAGGACAAAAATCATTTCTGTGTATTTGACGAGCTTTATAGTGGCACGAACCCAGATGAGGCAATAACTACTGCTTATGGATACTTAAATTATTTAAATAAATTGAAAAATATAGATTATATGCTAACTACACATTATAATAAATTATGCAAAAAATTAAATAGCGAAAACAATAATTTTTATATGAAAGTTAAGAAAAATACCAGCAATGACGATTTTGAATATACTTATAAAATTAAAAAAGGTATTTCTAATGTTAAAGGAGCATTAAAAGTTCTTAAAGATTTAGAATATCCTGATAATATTATAACAAATATGAAATAAATAAATAAATAATAATTATTCGTTAAACAATACTTAAAATAATATAGTTAAACATTAATAATAATGTCAATATTATTTAAATTTGTAGGTTCTAGTTTTCTATTAACATTTGGTATTATATTATTAGTATGCGGTTCAATTATGTTATATTGCTATCGTAGATTTAATTTATTAGAACGAAGTGTAATTGAGCATGGAAAAATATTGCAAAGTTTTATTTTAAATTATAATATTCAAATGCAAAGTATGAATTCCTTATATAATAAAAATAAAGTAGAAAAAGAAGAGGTTGAACAAATTAGGAAAATTAATTTAGGTGATAAATTAGGCGATAAAATATATGTATCTGAAAATGAATGTTCCGAAGACAATTGTTCCGAAAAAGATGTCAGTGATACTAACATTATTGAAGATATAAACCTAAATAAATCTGATAATGATGATGACGAGGATGATGATGATGCTGATGCCGACGACGATGATGATGCCGACGATGATGATGATGCTGACGATGATGATGATGCTGATGATGATGATGATGATGATGCCGACGACGATGATGACGATGATGACGATGATGACGATGATGATGAAGGCGATGAAGGCGATGAAGGCGAAGAAGGCGATGAAGGCGATGAAGGCGAAGAAGGCGATAATAATGAAGATAAGAACGGAGAAAATATACACGAATTTGATATATCAAAACTATTAACTATTTCAAAGAAAGAATTAGAAAAAAATATTAAAGATTTAGGGGATTTTGAAGAAATTGATTTAATTAAACCTTACTTTTCAAATAATGATGATGAAACTTTTATTAAAAATTTGCCAGTAAATTTAGATACATTTAATATTGATTTTAACAATAATTCAAAAATTATTAATTTAAATAATCTAGAAAATGCTAACGTTGAAACAGTTGAGACAGTTGATAATGGAGTTACAAAGAAAAATTATTCAAAAATGAAAGTAGATGATTTAAAAACAATAGCTGTTACAAGAAATTTAATAGATAATGAGACAGCGCAGAAAATGAAAAAGGCTGATTTAATAAAAATTATACAAAATGCATGATCTAATAATTTACTAATTTACTAATTTAAATTATAATAATTATAATTATAATTTTAATAATATATAATAATAATAATATGAATTATGGTTCGTGTGCCAAGGGTTCAAATAATATAAATATGGATTATCCTCCTTTAATGGATGATTCAAGATTATTTAGTGACTATTATTCGTCAGTGTTAAATGATGAGATGCTTAAAAGAAATAATAATATTAAAAATAATAGCGACTATAGGCATTATTTACAAATTAATGCCGCTTCTATAATAAGTAATAATCAGTTAAATTCTTGTAATGAGTGTAGTGTATGTCCATATTACAGTAAAATAAATTTAGAAGTTAATAAGCATACTCCATATATATTTAATAGTGCCGTATCTAATATAAGACCATATGGTTATGAAACAAGTGATTTAAAAGAGTTATACTTATCTAGACAACTATTAGACTCTCAAAAGCATGTTACCAAATATATAATAAAGCCTAATTAATTGATTAATTGATTTTATAATTCTTTTATAATAATAAAATATTTTATTATTATAAAAATGGGTTTTTTTGATAGTTTGATGGCGCCTTTAGGCAAAGATTATTGTATGTTATTTTATATTGTTGGAATATTTGCGCTATTATTAGCTTTATTTAGTTTTGCTGCTTTTGTTGCCGGATTTTTTCAAAAAAAATCTGCATATGTAATGGGGGCATATTTTATTAGTTCAATTAGTTATATACTAATGTATTATACAAGTAGACTATATTATTCAATATGTATTGCTACATTACGTTAATTATTATTTCAAGAAAAATAATATTTTTAAATATTTATAATAATATATAATATATTATTATTATTCATAATAATACATTATATAATATTATATAATATTATAATATTATAATATGAAATTTTTTGATAGTTTGATGGCGCCTTTAGGCAAAGATTATTGTATGTTATTTTATATTTTTGGACTATATGCGCTATTATTAGTTTTAGTTAGTTTTGGTGCTATGGTATATGGAATATTAATGAAAAGTTCTAGATATATTATATTATTATATATCTTCCCTTTGGTATATGCTATAATTATATATTATTTTAATAGAATACATTATTCTATATGTATATCAACATTACGTAAAAGTATATAAGTAAACAATATAAAACATTAGCAACAAAATATATATATTAATATAATAACTATTATATATTAATATAATAACTATTATATAGTAATATGAAAATTTTAAGTATTGATATTGGTATTAAAAATTTGGCTTATGTTATTTTAGAAGTTGATAATTCAGATAAAAATAGTATTGTTAATGGGTCACAAGACTTTAAAATTATTAAATGGGACGTTATAAATCTGTGCAATAAGTTTATTCCTTGTTCTAATACTACGTGTTCTAAACAGGCTAATTTTCATAAAAACGCTAATTTTTATTGTAAAAATCACACCAAAAAAACGGAGTATAGCTTACCAATATTTAATATAAAAACTTTACATAAACAATCAGTAGCAAATCTCTCAACAATGGTTGAAAAATATGATTTAAAAATCGAAAAACCTATAAATAAGGCAGGTTTAATAAAAATTTTAGAAGAATATTTGAATAGCACTTGTTTTGAGGCTATTGAGAATGTAAATGCTAATAATGTAAATCTGATTGATTTGGGAATAAGTCTTAAAAATGAACTTAATGAGCTATTTAATAGTTATGATCTTACTAGTATAGACCAAATTATTATTGAAAATCAAATAAGTCCTATTGCTAATAGAATGAAGTCTATACAGGGTATGGTATCGCAATATTTTATTGATTGTAATAATCATAATATTGTATTTATTTCAGCAATAAATAAATTAAAAGCTTTTTTAAATAAAGACAAATCTTTAGACAAAGATAAATCTTTAGACAAAGATAAATCTGTAGATAAAGATAAAAAAATCTCATATAATGAGAGAAAAAAGTTAAGCATTTTTTATACAGAACAATTATTAGAAAATAAAAATATGTTAAATGATCTTGAATTTTTTGTCAAACATTCAAAAAAAGATGACTTATCTGATTGCTTACTTCAAGGAATTTATTATTTGGATAATAAACTAGATATATTATAATATATTATATATTATATATTACGTCATATTATATAATATATAATATATATTGCGGAGTATTTAAAAATTAATCTTCTATTTAAAACATAATAGATTACATGAATATTGTTGAAATAGAGCCTGATTTTTTAACTATAGAAGATATTAAATTACCTGAATTTAAAATTAATGAGCCATATGATGATGAAAAGAGTGACGAAATTAGTTCAACAAGAAGATCTACAAATTTCGGAGGTGGTATAGAATTATTAATGAATGAAAAAAATAAAGGCGATAAAAAATTCTCATCGTCTATTGATATTGAAGATATTACAAACTTAGAAAATGAATTAAATGAACTTTCTGAAGATACAAATTTTAATTCGGTAAATATACAAAATAATGATACAAACAAAATAAATATTAGCTCTGAAAATATTAGCTCAAATACAAATAAAGAAATTAAATATAAGCAAGACTCTGGAAGTGCGCAAAAAAAATCTATTTTTGGCGATTTATTTGGCGGTTCAAAAAATGACGGCGCAAATATTAAACCAGTTACAAAAAACAATGACAGCGATAATATAAACCTCGGAAAATCTACTGCAAATATGAATGAAAATAAAACATGGGATGGTTTTGGTAAATTTAATAATATTCCTGTTAATCTGGATAAAACACAACAAAAACCCGAATTAACAAAAGAGGAAGAATTAAAAGCAAAATTCACATATTTACGAAAGCTTGATGATTTAGAAAAGAAAGGTGTTTCATTAAGTAAACGCTACAATATGGACTCTAATTTAAATGAAATGATTGGCGAATATGAGACTATTATTGCTGAAAAAGAAAGAACAAATGCTATTAAATTTCAAGGAAAAATGATGATGGCATGTATTACTGGTTTGGAATTTTTAAATACTAAATTTGATCCTTTTGATATTAAATTAGAGGGTTGGGGTGAGCAAATAAATGAAAATATAGACGAATATGATGATATTTTTGCTGAATTGCACGAAAAATATAAATCTAAAGCTAAAATGTCTGCTGAATTAAAATTATTATTTCAGTTAGGTGGTTCCGCTATGATGGTTCATATGTCAAATACATTATTCAAGTCTTCTATGCCAGGTATGGATGATATTATGCGTCAAAATCCCGAATTAATGAAACAATTTACTCAAGCGGCAGTTAATACAATGGGTCAAACAAAACCAGGACTAGGTGGGTTTATGAATGGTCTATTTAATAACGGAAATGGCTCTAATCCTGGGTTTGGAGCTTCAATGCCTCCAAATGTAAATTCAGGACCTCCACCAGCACCTATTGAAACAAAATTACCAGACCGTAGCCAACGAATGCCTAATATTGTAAATCGCCCCGATATTAACACAGCACGGGGTTCTAGTCTGGGCAACAATGAGGGCAATCCGTATGATGAAGAACGTATAAAACGCCCAGAAATGAAAGGGCCCTCGCTAGCACCACAATCAAACCAAAATATTGCCTCGTTATTAAGCGGATTAAAGACTAAACAAATAGATGTAAATGAAAATAAAAATAATGAAGCAAGCACAATTAGCGTTGAAGACTTAAAAGATTTAATGAGCGGTAAAATTCCCACTAAATCTAAACGTAAGCAAAAAAGCGATAAAAATATTGTGAGTTTAGATATTTGAAGATATTAACCATAAGATTTAAAATAAACAATAAATATATTTAAAATAATTTTATAAATATATTTAAAGATTAAATACTAACAACTATGATATTTACTTGTGATTTTTGTAATAAAACAATTTCAGAATTTACAGCGTTATATTTTGGATTTGATTGTTTATGTTGCTCAAATCATTGTCGGTCACAAGTTATAAAAATCAATTTACAAATTGACCCGACAATGAATAATCCACATAATTGGTTTATACATAAATTAAGAGAAAAAAAAACAAAGACACAGCTGTCAATTTCAAAAAATAACTCACTTCCTGACTTGATAACAAAATTACAAGTTTAAATATAATAATTTTATTCTATTTCTTAATCCGTTTTTTGTAATTCTTCACTAATTAGTGTAACAACCGGACTCTTAATATTTAATTTAAGAATTCCTCTATGCATTTTTTGTTTATAAGACAGGCAATCATATGGCACTTTCATATAAATTGTTGTTTTATCTTTTGTTACAGCAACAGTATACATTAGCACCATTTATATAATATTATATAATATTTATTTAATATTTATTTAATATTTATTTAATATTTATTTAATATTTATTTAATATTTATATTAAATAAAAATTAGTATTTAATAATAAATAACAAT